GGATCGTGGCGCAAGATAAGGCGCTACATCCTTTCTCGCGATGGCTTCACTTGTGCCTACTGCCTAGCGCCTGCCACGACTGTGGATCATATAATTCCGGTCGCTAAAGGCGGCTCGAATGACTACTCCAACCTCTGTGCCGCCTGTGTATCGTGTAACTCATCTAAACAGGACAAGCCGGGCGGCGTTTTTTGGAAGCCGCGTTCCACCGCCAGGCTATCCCGCGAAATCCTTTCACCACAAAACGAATCGATAAGTTATGACTAAGGGCGGACAGGGCTCGACACGGGCTCTCAGGGTCGTATCAGAGACGGGCATAGACGAACAGGGATTACTCCCGTCTAAATCTCCGCTTATTGGCTCAGTTACGCCTAGAATCCATTCTAAGCTCAATGATCTGCCATCTAAGGGCTCGGAGATCATAGAATTCGCGACTCGCATCGGGCTCGACTTGATGCCGTGGCAAAGATTCGCGCTAGAGGCGGCTCATAAAGTTAAGCCGGATCAAAGGTGGGCTCATCCGGAGATAACGATCGTGGGAGCCAGACAGAATGGGAAATCCACGCTTTTGGTTATCCGGGCGCTGGCCGGACTTTTCCTGTGGAATGAACCGCTTCAGATTGCTAGTGCTCACAGACTCTCGACATCGCTGGAGCTCTTTAGGCAGATTGTTAAAATAATCGAGACCAATGATGAGCTCAAAGAGCAAGTTCAAGTTATTCGCTGGGCTCACGGATCCGAGGAGATAGTTACAAAAGCTGGCAATCGCTACATGATCAAGGCATCCAACTCGGCGGCGCGTGGAATTTCCCGGCCAGAGGTGGTCTATATGGATGAGCTCTCCGAGATGCGCGATCTAGACGGGTTCGCCTCTTTGCGCTATACGATGATGGCTTCTCGAAATCCGCAAGTATGGACATTTTCCACGGCTGGCGACCAGACTTCGGTAGTCTTGAATCAACTCCGGGAGCGAGGCTTAGCGGCGATGGTAGGCGGCGGCACAGACCCTATCTGCTATCTTGAATGGTCTGGCGCGACTGATGATATTTATAATCAAGACAACTGGGTCGCAAGTAATCCGGCTCTAGGCCACACGATCCATGAGGATAATATCCGGAGCATCCTAAATGATCCGCCGCATGTGGTACAGCAGGAAGTCTTATGTAGATGGATCCACCAAAAAGACGCTGTGATCCCGTCGGTTCAATGGGCGGAATGTGGGCAGGATGGAATCGAGCTAGATCCCGAGAGGCTGACTTGGTTCGGCCTAGATCTCTCGCCAGATCGCCGGGCTGGAGCCCTTTGCGCGGCTCAGAGAATCGATGGCGATAATTTCGTGATTAAACTTCTTAGAACATGGGAGAATTCAGTCTCACTCAATGACCTAGCGATGGCCAACGACATCGCCGATCATTATCGGAAATACAATGTCCAAGTCATCGCCTATTCAAAGCGAACCGCTACATCGGTGGCCGGGCGCTTGGTTCCAGCCGGGATTCCCATAATGGACTTTGACGGCCATAATTACGCCACCGCCTGCGATCAGCTTCTCTCAGCCGTTACATCCAAGAGGCTACGCCACGGAAATAATGATGAGCTAACTAAACAGATCCTCTCAGCCGTTCGCCTGCCTATGGGCGATGGTGGCTGGATTATAGGACGGCGCGCGTCTCAGACCACAGTCTGTGCGGCTGTGGCCACCGCCTTAGTTACAAATTATGCGACACGCCCAGAGACGGAGATAGACATTCTGGTCGTGTAGGTGTAGAGGACAGGTCTAGACTCTACGGCATGGCGCTCAAGGACTTATTTATCACAAAATCCGAGCCGGTTAAATCTGGCGCGGATGTAGAGGCATCTCTGGCTCCAATCTCGACGCTTGATTCAATGTTTAATATAAGCGGAAGCTACACGGCAACACGCGCAGAAGCGATGAGCGTTCCCACAGTCGCAAGATCTAGAGGAATCATAACTTCATCGATCGCTTCAATTCCGCTACAGGTTCGCACAAAGAGAGATGGCGCAAGGGTTGAGGACGCGCCTAAAGTTATCAATCAGCCGGATCCACGCATTCCCGGATCTGCTACTTACGCATTTCTCGCCGAGGATTTATTATTCTATGGCTATGCTTATCTCAGGATTACAGATATTTATGCCGACACTTACCGGATTAGATCAGCCGAGCGAATAAATCCAGTTCGCGTCGGTGTGATTACTAATTCAAAGGGAACCGAGATCGATGGTTACACAATCGACGGAAGTAGAATTCCCAATGAAGGGATCGGCGCTCTCGCAGTATTCTATGGAAATGATGAAGGCTTACTTCTCAGAGCTGGTCGAACAATAAGAGCCGGCGCAGAGTTGGAACGCGCGGCGGCGATGTACGCAAGAGAGCCAGTCCCATCGATGGTCTTAAAATCAAATGGCGCGGCGCTTCCGGCAGATCGCATCTCTAAATTACTGGAGAGCTGGTCTGTGAGCAGGCGAAATCGCTCAACGGCTTTTCTCAATGCGGACATCGACATGGTATCTGTGGGATTCGATCCGGAGAAGCTTCAACTGAACCAAGCCAGATCCTATGTCGCGACCGAGTTAGCTCGCGCAACGGGAATCCCAGCATATTATGTGGACGCAGACTCCGGATCGAGTATGACTTATTCGAACGCAACAACGGCGAAGGAATCGCTAGTCAATTTCTCGCTTCGTCCACTAATGACAAGTATTGAGGAACGGCTATCGATGACTGGAATGCCAAACGATTTCGTTCCATCATCTCAAGAAGTTAAATTCAATCTTGATGACTACTTACGCGGATCAGCTCTAGAGCGCGCGCAGGTTTATGAAATTATGACTCGCGTCGGAGCACTAACGCCCGATGAAATACGAATGGAAGAGGACATGATCAGATGAAAATAACAAATAATCCGATGGATCTAACCTTCTCAATCAAGGTGGCGGCTACCGACTTTCCAAAGCGAGAGATCTCCGGTCGCATAGTGACATGGAATGAGACAGGAACAACTAGCGCCGGATCTACTGTATTTCTTGAGGATTCGATCACCTTCGGCGCTACTACCAAGCTTCTACTTGAACACCGCCGGGACAGTCCAATCGGATTCCTAAAGAGCTACACAAACACGCCAGAGGGAATCGATGCCGTGTTCTCTGTCGCTCAAACTAACGCCGGGAATGACGCGCTAGTCGAGGCGAGCACACAGCTTCGCGACGGCTTCTCTGTCGGGGTTCTAGCTGATAAATATAAGAATGTTGATGGCGTTTTAAATATCAGCGCGAGTAAATTAAAAGAAGTCTCGCTTGTAACAGATCCAGCCATCGCCAGCGCAAAGGTCGCTATTGCGGCAAGTGATAATTCTGAATCCGAATCGGGAGCTACGGATACAGATTCAACAAATCCAACTACAGAAGGAGAAAACGAAGTGGAAAACACTCCGACCGTTACAGAGGCTCCAACCGAAGCGGTTGAAGCTGTCCCACAGAGCATGGCCGCCGCTCCGCGTCCGGTTATGTTCACAGAACCACGATCTCCGATCATCTCGGGCGGCTCTTACCTAGAGCACACAATCAAGGCAAAGTTAGGGAACGAGGATTCCCGTCAATATGTTATGGCGGCAGATGATAGCTTCACAACAAACCCAGCCTTCTCGCCGATCGCTTATGTTCGCGATGTCGCAACTAACACCACCGGCATTCGTCCAACTATCGATGCATGCGGTGGAACTCGCGCTCTAGCGCCGTTTGGAATGCAGGTCTCGATTCCTAAGATCACCGCGAATTCAACTGTCGCAACTGTGGCAGAAGGCGGCGATCCAACTGGAACGACGGCAATAACCTCAGCTTTCGTCAATGCGACTGTCATTAAAAAAATGGGTTTCCAACGCTACAGCGTCGAGCTTCTAGAACGCTCGGATCCGAGCTTCTATGAAATCATGCTTCAAAATTTAAGGGAAGGCTACGCTCAAGCAACTGATGAGTATGTCATCGCTCAAATCGTCGCAGGTGGAACACAGGCCACGGCAACGGCGGCAACAAGCGCAGGAATCATCTCCTATGTATCGACTGAATCTCCAGCCGCCTATAACGCAACAAAGCGGATGGCGCGAGCTTATGTAGCTGGAACTTCGCAGTGGTCGCTCTTGATGGGCGCAACAGATACGACCGGAAGGCCAATCTACAACGCTCAACCATCGACACAGAATGCCGGCGGATCAGCGACTCCAACTTCACTTCGCGGAAATGTATTAGGACTTGATCTCTATGTCGATTCCAATATGGTTTCAACAACTATCGATGAATCTGCATTTATCATCGAGCCACGCTCTATCGAAATTTTCGAATCTCCAACGCTGACACTTTCCACGAATGTGCCAACAACCGGAGAGATCGAGCTGGCACTTTATGGATTCATCGCGGCTGGCGTAACTCAGGCCGGCGGCCTTCGTCGCTTTAACCTAACCTAAGTAAAAATAATCATCGGCTAGGTGCGCTCCCGTATTTAGCCGAGTCGAACGAGAGGATGAGCTCATGCCAGCAATAGTTACCGCCGCAGAATTGCGGACTGTTCTTGGAGTGAGCTCATCTCTTTATTCAGATGCTTATCTGGAAGGCATTATCGATTCGGCTGAGGGCGTGGTTTTGCCAATGCTTACGGCCTACCAGAGCGCAATCGCTGGCGTTTATCTTTCCAACAATGTCGCCTATTACTTGACACAGCGACCAAATCAATTCGTCGAAGGTCAGAGCGTGGTAGTTACGGGATGCGTTCCGGATCTATTTAATGGAACGATCACAATAACTAGCAACGCATCGAATCTCTATCCGCCATTTTCTTACGCTCCGCCATTCTCTTATTCTGAATTCTATTATTCTCCGCTCTATGTATTCTCAGCCGCGTTAGTCAATGCCGATGTCGAATTAAGAAATGTAATTCCTGCCGGAGTCGCTGTCCTATCCGGGGCAAGCGCGGCGACTCTCTACGCTGACAACGCGCCAGTCGAATCGGCGATTTTGGTCGTTAGCGTAGAAATCTTTCAATCCATCACAGCTCCCGGCGGTCAGATCGAGGGCGTAGATTTCGCTCCATCGCCATTCCGGATGGGTCGCAGTCTCCAGAACAGGGTCATCGGATTATTGAGCCCGTTCGTTGAAGTAGAGACAATCTGTCAATGAGCACGATCTTAGATACTGTCAGAGATCCGCTTCGGACTGCTCTACTTGGAGTGGCGGCTTCGGTCTATTCATCCGTTCCGGAAGCCGTCATTCCGCCAGCTTGCGTGGTGGTCTATGACTCTCCAATGATGGAGAGCACACTCATCGGAAATGGCGCCGTCAAAGTAAAGCTCAACTTCGTCGTTACTGCCGCTGTCGCCTATAACTCGAACGCCGGATCTCTAGACAATCTGGAGAAGTTACTCATCCAAATTCTCGGAGCTATACCTTCGGGATATGTGGTCGGAGATGTCCAAGCTCCATCCATTACATCAGTCGGAGCGAGTAATCTATTAGTCGCGGATTTATCCATCTCGACCTATTACACACAAACCTAAAGGAGCAAGAAATGCCAACAACAATCATCACCGGTCGCG